GCACCGCCGCCGCAATGTCGTTGCTCCGATCCAGAAAGGAGCGCGCATCCATCGCCTGCACGTTAACCGTGATCTGTGGCGCCGCGCCAGTGGCAGGAACGCTCCCTGCCGCCGGAGTGTAGCTCGACGGGATTCCCGTCTGACCGCTCGATTGCCCATTCACATCGGCGCTCGCGCCCCCGCTTAGGGCCGTTTCTGCGTAGTTCCGCGGGATCCCCATCTGTTCGTATGTCAGACCGGTCGATTGTCCATTGACATCCGGACTCGCACCTTCGCTTAGGGCCGTTTCTGCGTAGTTCCGCGGGATCCCCATCGGGTCGTTTGTCAGATCGCTCGATTGCCCATTGACATCGCCACTCGCAGCCCCGCTTGCTGCTTCTGCATAGCTCCGCGGCATGCCCGTCTGGTCGTAATCCAGACTGCTCACTTGCCCACTGCTCTCCTCCGCCTGAAAATCGACCGCCGCCGGCAGAGCGTATTTCACCAGCGGCGGAGGCGTTGTTGCGTCTCCCCCGCTAAACAGACTAACCAGCCCGCTGATCAAGGGCGCCAGCCCGAACCCGCTCTTCAGCACCGTCGATACTACCGATCCCACCGTGCTACCGCTATCCGTCGGCGTCGCCTGCGTCGTAGTCTGCGTCTTGCTCGCCGAAGCCGCCTCCGGGACACTGCTCCGCACTTCTTGAAGCTGCGCGATGACATCGGCCAGCATCGCGTTTGTATCCCCAATGGCCGACGTTTGCTGCCCCGATACAGCCAGAAACGTCTGATAAAGTTCGTCTTGTGTGGTGCTCGCCATTTTCACCTCTCCCCTCGTGGGGCAGGCATCCAGCCTGCCATCACAACCTCTTACGCCCACGGCGCCAATCCGAACCACGGCCGCTCGCGCCAGGTTTCCCAGCACATTCCTCCACGGACGTGGTCCGTGGCAAGAGCTCTCCGGAAACCTCCCCCCAAATCATTGATTCTTCGCCATAGGCGTTCTCACCAAACTTCCACTGTCGCGCCTGCCGCGCTGCGTAGCCGCGAGATCTCCGCTGCCTCCGCGCCTCCGCGTCAAAATCGTCCGCTCCGCTCACGCGCCCCTCTCCCCAGGTTTCACAGCACATTCCACTGCGCATGTCGCCCGTGGCAAGAGCTCTCCGGAAACCTCCCCGCAAGTCAACGATTCTCCGTCGATGCACCGTAGCGTAGCCTTTTAGGCCCCTGGACCGCCCCCATTCGAAGGGGCATTCTTCTCAGGTTTCCTGGCCCATTCCATCACGGCACCGTCCGTGGCATGAGCTCTGCGCGTCCCTCAGCGTCTCTGCGTCTCTCCGGTGAATGGGCCTCGCCGCCCTGCCAGATCCTCCGCCGCCAACGCCTGCTCCAGAATCAGGAATCCCTCCACCTGCCGCGCGCTCAGTTCCCCGAAGCTCATCCCGCCGAGCCGCCGGCGCACCAGGAAGTCCTCCACCAGCCCTTCGCTCTCCGCGGTAATGTAAGACTTGGGGCAGCTCTCGATTGCCACCGCCTTCCGCGCCCACACCGGCGCCCCTTTGCCGTCATGTGGCAACCCCAGCCACCCGCACCGCCGGCGGACCTCCAGGCCGGATCTCCGGCATTCGTCGCACTCCCAACCGGCCTGGTTGGAGAACTGAAAATGGAAGGCGACTAGGAGTTTTTTCGTTCTTCTGGGCTCAACCCTGTCTCTTTGCGGACTGCCGCCAGCGCCTCTCGGAATAGTTCCTCCGGACCGGCCTCCGTCAGCAGTTCTGGGCCCGCCACCAGGGCATCCACCGCCAGCCCCGAGATCGCCTTCACGCCCCACGCCACATAAAGCCGTTCGATTTCCGCATGCAGCAGCGCCGCATCCATCTTGTCGCCCGAGTCTTCGCCAGCCGCCAGAAACTCCGTCCGCTTCGCCAGTTCCCGAACCCGCCGCATCAATTCCACCCGCCGCCCGAACGACATCTTGGCGATCGTAAACGTTACCCCGGGAACCACCCGCGATTTCACCACCGCGGCACTGCTGTAATTGCCCCCGGTACTTCCGTCCGCCGCCTTTCCCTTATCCGAATGCCACGGAAATTTCATCGTCTACCGTCCCCTGTGCCCGTGAAGCCCGGAATTTCCACTGCAACCGGTTTTGCCCGTCGTCGAACTCCGGCACTTCCGGCACCACGCTCTTCAGATACACGCCCATCAACTGTCCGTCGGTCTGACCCAGTTGGAACATCACGCTGATCGGCGATTGCTGCCGCGCCGCCTGGTACAACTCCTTCGTGGCATCGTCGTCCTTCGAGAAAAGCTCGAATGCCGCTGTCACCGTGCGCTCTCCCGGTGATATCGCCCGCGCCCCGGAGCACGCCCCGCCCGTTCCGAATTCCCGGTCCCGCGTGTCCAGTGCGTTCTTCACCGTCAGCGTCGCTGCCGTGATCGTGCAGAACTGCGATGGCCCCGTCCCCAACCACGCCTGCCCCATGTTTCCCGGCACGATCGAGTAGTCGAACGCCCCCACCGCCGGCTCCGCCGGAAAACCCTGCAGTTGCGCCACGCCCGACTCGAAGCTCGCGCTGTCCACCACGTCCTGTGCCAATCCTTTGAAGTGGAATTCGTGGTAATCCCCGTCCACGACGATGTCCATCTGGTCCACCCCTGCCCCGCAGAGCAGCCGCTGCACAGCCGTCGCCGGCGTCCAGTAGTCGAAGATGCTCACACTCGGCAGTTGCGTCGCCAATGCGTAGGTCACCGTCGCCGTGACCGTCGCTCCCGTCGCCGGCAGCACCAGAAACGGCGCATTCAGTTGTACCGTCTGCGCATCTACAATCGCCGCCACAAACCGGATCTCGCCCCCACCCGAGCACACTGCCTGCCCCGCCGTCAGCCCGTGCGGCGCTCCGAACCCCATCCGCCCCGCCGCCGTGCTCGTCGCCACAGTCCCTCCGCCGAACCGCGCCGGACTCCCGCCCATCGCCGCCTGGAACAGCGGACCGTATCCCGGCCCCGCCGTTGTCTTGTCCCAGCTCGTCAGGTACGTTTGCAAGTCGAAGTCGGTGCGCCGCCTCACTCCGGCCGGCACACCCGCGAACGTCCGGCTCCCCGTCTTGTCGCGCCGCGTCCCTGTCGCCACCGTCTGCTGGACCCCGAGCTTGACTGCCGGTATCCGATTGCTGGCCGTGATCGATCCTACTGTCCCGTACGCACTCTCCAACGCCGTGTAGAATCGATTCGCGTTGGACAAAATATATGAAGACATACTAGTTCCTGTTCACTCCAATCTGAAAAGTGACTTTTGCCACCTGAATGAAATTCTTCCCGCCCTGCTTCACCGGACCGAATGCCACCTCGTATCCGCCGCCGTAGAGCATCCCGTCGCCCCAATCGCCCCGGTTCCCGTCCAGCATCTGCATCGTCGCGTCTACATAGACTTCCAGACCGTCCTCAATCCCTTCCAGCCGGTCCTGTGATTGCCGCAACTCGATCGCCATCTGCACGCGTCCCGAGAATGTCTGGAACTTCTCCTTCAGGTCGTTCACGATCTTCTCGCAGTACACGTTCACCGCCGGGTACTTCACCCCTAGCGCCCGCTCCGCCATGTCGGCCGCCACGTTTTGCGCGCGCACCTGTGAGGCGTCCACCAGACACGCAAAATCCGGCCCTTGTGTCAGCTCCCCCACGCCCGCATTCACTCCGCTCGGCCCCGTGATCCGCTGCAGTACCTTTGCCGTCGCCGCGCTTCCGATTTTGCTTGTCATCAGCCCCTCTGTATCGTCCGTGGCACCGGTAACCGGTAAGTCGGCGTTTGCCCGCTGCCGGCCAGCCGTCCCGTTGTCGACAATGTGTTCGGTTGCACCCACGTCTGCCCCGGCGCCAGAATCGCCGGATTCTGTACCGTCATCGTCGTTGCGCTCGTCCCGCAGTACACGTTCCATCCTTTGACATTCGCCGGCGTGGTCGTCTGTACCGAGAAGGAACTCCCCGATACCGTGATCGTTGCCGGTACCGAACTCGCCCCCTCTTCGCCCGCAGCATTGGTCCACGCGACGGCGACGTAATACGTGCCGTTCGCCAGGCAGCCCGCCGATGGCAGCGGTGCCGCCGTGGCCGCCCGTGCCACCGGGTTCGCCACAATCCCCAGCCCGCTCTGGATCACTTGGCCGTACGCCCACTTGACCATCTCGTGGTATTCGTCCCGCCGCCCCGCATACCGGTCGTTCAGTTGACTGTTGTATGCGTCCGCGTAAAACATCTCCAGCGTCCGGAATATATGCCAGAGCTTGAGCGGCGGCGTCACCGCTACTTGCCGGATCGCCGGTGGCGCCGTCAGGCCGCCCAGCAATCCCGCTACCTCATAGACCGCTGGTGACGTCACCCCGTCCAGCAGCCCCGCCACCTCTATGCCGAGTTCCTCCTGTGCCAGCGCCAGCTTCCGGGTCACGTCGATACCCTCGACGGTGGCCACATTCAGTAGCTGCGTGTCGTGCCCCCTCAGATCTTCGATGCTCGCAACCGCCCCGTCCGTGAACAATGCCATCGTCTGCCGCCTACTCTTTGGTGCTCCGCGCCTCGCTCCGCAGCCGGTCAAGCTCCGTCGTGGATAGCACCGTCAACTGGACCCTCGCCGCCGCTGCCGCCCGATCCGCCGATCGCTTGGCCTCCACCAGCGCCTCGCGATGCGCTTTCACCTCGTCCTTCGAAGCCAGCCGGGCCATTCCCTCTACCAGCATCTTGGCCGCTAACCGGCGCGGCACCTCCGTCTTCGTACCGCCCTTGCCCCCGTCCGCCGTCTCCATGCTCACCATCAGCGGAAACTCATCCGCGATCTTCGTCTCCAGCTCGCGAATCTTCTGGTAATACACCTGTAAGTCCATTTGCCTTCCTCTTCTCTCTTGGTCTAATCGGCCCTGTGTGGAGTAGCCTTCCAGGCTGCCATGACCCCATCCCTGGGGGCATGCTTTGGTGGGGCAGGCTTCAGCCTGCCAATCCGAGCGAAGCTCGGACTTTTTTTCCTCCGCGCCTCCACATCCGGTAATCGCTTCCACTTCGTGCCTTCCCGCCGTTTGGGAAGTCGCTCCGTCCGGCATCCCGCCCCCCTTGGCGCGGGATGCCGTCTCACTCCTTACGTGTTCACCTGGACGCCCGACGAGTTCCGTAGCACTCCGCAGCCGTACAGCACGTCCACCGTGAACTGCTGCGCCAACGTGTTCGGCTGGTAGCTCATCACCACCCGCATCCCGAAATTGCCCAGCTCCGCATACTCCGCGATGGCGCCCGTCCCCGGGAGCGGCTGCGGCAACCGCCGCACCACCAGGCCCAAAGCGCTCTTCGTAAACGCCATATTGTGCGTCGTCACCGGACTGCTGCCCGTCTTTTGCACGAACTGCGAGCGGAACACGAAGAAGTCCTTGAATTTTCCAATCGTGCCGTCGATCAGTGCCCGTAGGCCCGCATCGCCCGCTGACTGGAATTCGCTGAACCGCTCAATCTGCCGCCACGTCGAGTATGTCGCCGCGTCCACTACGATGAACTTCTGCTCGCTCGCCGGCACCTTCGCCAGGAACAGCGCGGTCTCCGCCGCGTCGATCGTCCCTTCCACGATCGGCGTCCCCGGCGTCCCCACCGGAGTGTTCGCCGTGAACCCCGCGTACAGCCCCAGTAGATCGCTTTCGATCTTCTGCGCGATCGCCGCCACCGCCGGCTCCATGTAGATCTTCAGCAGATCCGGTACCGCCAGCACCTTGGTCACATCCGGTATCTGGAACGTCGCTTCCGCGTGCGTGTTCAACACGATCTGCGCGTTCCCCAGACTCGGATTCTGCGTCTGCACCGTTCCGCCTTCCGCGATGTTGTTCGCCACCATCGTCGGCGGTATCGGCACGTTCACTGTGTCGCCGGATTGCGCTAGCACCGGCTCGTAATCGCGATTCACCAGGTTCCCCATCACGAGGTTCCCCACCAGCACCGGCAATGCGTCGGCCGCCACCAGCTTGACAATCGCGTTTGCGACGTTACTTGAAGTTATTGCTCCCATTCGTTCTCTCCCTTAATAGGTTCGTTCTTTCAACACACCCACAACCCGGGCATTCCTGCCCTGCCATGGGCCTCTTCACAGCCCCTTCAGGGTCTGCGACGCCACGCGCACGATTTCCTCTCGTACCCGCTGCATTTCCTCGGCGCTCATCCCCGGGCGAATCTGCTCCAGGTTCACCGTCTCCCGGCCTGTAGCCGGAGCTTTCAGGGTGGCCGTCATCCCCGTGCCCCCGGCAATCCGCGCCGGGAGAAACTCCGGATTCTCGTTCACGAAAGCGGTCAGGTATTCCTTCAACGGCGTTTCGCCGGCCTCGTTGCGGGCTACCAGTCGCCCGTCCTCGGTCCGCACGATCCCGTCCTGCACCGCTCTGAACGCAAGATCGATCTTGCCTACTCCCAATCGCTGTAGTTCGGCGCGCACCGCCGCGCTCCGCTCGGCTTCCGCCGCCATCTTGCGGCTGCGCTTGTTCTCTTCCACCAGTTCGTTCAACCGGCGCTCCAGTTGCTCCCGGCGCTTCCGCTCCTCCTGCAACTCTGCCTTGTGCGCCGGCTCGCTCTTTGCCTGTTCGTTGTTCACGAACTCCTGTACCGCCTGCCGCACAATTGCCTGAATGTCGATGCCTTCCATATACCTCCCAATACTTTGCATGCTAATGCGCCGAGCCGCGCTCTTCTCCGCTTCCTCCGCGCTCTCGTTGCCTTTGACTTTCCCTCAACCGGGCCTGGACCGCCCTTTCCATTCCTCCAAATGTCTTCTCCGCGTTTTCCTCCGCGTCTCCGCGCCTCCGCGTCAAATCCACGCCCTCATGCCACCAGACTTCCCTACTACATTCGGAATGCCTCAACCCGCGTCGATCTCGTCCGCTACCCGGTTCTTGATCTCCTGTCGCGCGTCGCACAGGTACTTGAACGCCAGCTTCTTGAACACCTGCTTCTTCAACGTCTCCGATCCGATCCCCAAATCCAGCAGCTTCTTGGCGTCGTCCAGGTCGCTGCTGAAATCGCCAATGTCGAATTCGTCCATCCCCGACACCTCGATCGTCACCTCGTCCTGCCGAGCCTCCGCGATCCCCCACAGCACATGCTTCATCGCCTCCTTCACCATGTCCCCGTACGCGCGCAATACCTCCTGCGTCACGGCGGAGTCTATCTGCTTGCTCAGTCCCGACGCCGCGATGAATCCGCCTCGTGCCTGCTCCGCCTGGTTCATCAGATAGCAAACACGGTATATCTCGTCCTTTAACCGGACCAGGTTGTCCGCTGCTATCTGATAAACCTTGCCCTCCGGCTCCGTCCACCCGAATCGGTCGTCTTTGCCGAGTTGGATGAAGTAGCTCTCCCCCATCACCTGTTTCCATTCTTTGTCCGAATAAATCACCGGACTCGCGAACAGCCCCATCGTCAAGGCCCAGGAAAGCGCGTTAGACTTGTTGAAGTGTTCCAACTGCAGGAGCGCGGCCTTGTTCATCAGCCACAACCCCTCCGACACTTTCATCTCGAATACCGGCACCCGGCGCTGCGCGGCTAGCCCGTGCCGGCCTTCATCGATCGGCTCGATCGCCTGTGCCTCCCCCGCCTTGCGGAAAATTTGATAGTTCTCGCGGTCGTAGTAAATCCACCGCGTCTCTCTCTCCCACTTCGCATCCGTTACTTGCGATTGCTGCAGGCACGACGTCCGGATGACTACCCATTCCAGTCCGCCCGTCTCGTCGTAGTTCCAGTTGATCACTTCGTCCGCCGCGTATTCCGTCAGGTACGCCCGCGATCTCCCGCTCGCGTCCTCTTCCGCCCGCGTCTGCGCTACGCCCCCCGCCTTCGGAAAGTCCACCACCACGAAGCTGCTTCCGCATACCATCACCTGCACGAACCGCTGCCGGAAGAACTCGTGCAGGTTCGTCCCCTTCAGGTCGCAATTGTCCGCAAACAGGTTGTAGAAGTCCTTCGCTCCCTGGTCGCTTCCCTCAAACTGCAGCATCGGTTCCCGCCGCATCAGCGTCGCCGCGTACCAGTCCACAATCGATCCCACGTAGTTCTCGTAGAATACTCGCCGCAGCCGCTCCTCGTACACCTGTGCCGGCTCCTTTTGACGCCGCACCAGGTACTCGTACGCGTTTAGCCGCAACTGCTCCCCGCCCGCGTACAGATCCTTGTATTGCTTCCACATCGCCTTCCGCGCGATGTACTCCGGATGCTCCCGGTTGATGTTTTGCATGGTCTCCACCCGTTAAACACTCAGCAGCGGTACGCACCGCTCCCCGATCCTCTGCGTCTCGCGGCACTCCTGCCACAGCAGGTATCCCAATGCATCCGACAGATGCGTCCGCATCCGGTCGCGATCTTTATCGATCTGATTGCTGTCCGCCTTGAAGCACACCTGCTCCAGGTCCTTGATCAGTTCCTTGCACCGCGGGTCTATCAGCAGCCCGACCTTCCCTGCGGCCGATTTCA